CGCCCAGCGCCCTGAATATCGCATCATCTCGGAGACCATCGCGGACGACTCGACCCGCAAATGGATCGACTTCGAGATCACCGGCGACGAGACCGAGCAGGACGACCAAAAACGCCGCGCCGATAACGATCCGGATGGTGAGGCCGAGCGGCAGGCCGACCCTGACGAGCGCCAGAAGCGCGTCAAAGCCGCTGGCAAAGCCGACAAGGTAAAGGCGCTCAAGGACGACCAGGAGCGGCTCGATGTGCGAGACCGGTTCTATCAGATCTCGCGCAATGACGGCTTCTTCGGCCGCAGCCATCTCTACCTCAATTTCGGCACCGACATTAACGGCGACCCGGCCGAGTTGAAATCTCCGATCGGCAACGGTCGCGACAAGATGAGCAAGGGCAAGATCAAGAAGGGCTCATTCAACGAACTCAAAGTCATCGAGCCGATCTGGTGCTATCCGACGAGCTACAACGCGACGAACCCGCTGGCGCCGAATTGGTATGACCCGGCCGTCTGGTACGTCATGGGCCGTGAGATCGATCGGTCCCGCTTGCTGACATTCGTCGGTCGGCCAGTCCCCGATATAATGAAACCGGCTTATGCCTTCGGCGGCCTCTCAATGTCGCAGATGGCAATGCCGTACGTTGATATTTGGCTCAACACCAAGAAGAGCGTTGCCGATCTGATTCACTCGTTCTCCGTAATGGTTCTGATGACCGACCTGCAGACAATCATGCAGGGGAATAACGCCGAAGCATTGATGGCGCGCGTGGCGATGTTCAATGCGCTGCGCGATAACGACGGGACCTTCGTCGTCAACAAGGCGAGCGAAGATTTCAAGAACGTCTCGGCATCGCTGGCCGGACTGCACGAGCTGCAAGCACAGGCTCAAGAACACATTGCTTGTTTGCCCGCCGGGATTCTTATCGAGACTGATCGCGGGCAGGTTCCAATCGAAAAGGTTACTCTGAAAGATAGTGTTTTGACGCGCGACGGTTTTGCTCCTATAAGATGGGTAGGAGTTACGGGACATTCTGACACTTTGGTTAAGATCGAAGCAGGGGATTCCGTAATAGCAACTACCGAAAGCCATCCGATATGGTCGGAATCAAATCAAGTTTTTGTCGATGCAAAGAATGTCTCGACTTCCCACCGCCTGCTCGCGCTCAAAACACCTTTCCAGGTAAATACGGACAGTCCGTCGCTTGGCGTGGCCGATGGTGGTGGCAGACAAAAGAGGGTTATTACCGAAATCAAAAAGCTGGTGGTCTGCTTCATTGCGTCATGTGGGAAACGCATCGCGGCCCTATCCCTGAGGGTTACGAAATCCATCACGGAGATGACGACGGCACAAGCAACGGCTGGGAGAATCTTGAATTACTTACTCGTATCGAACACATGGCTCGTCACATCCGCGTCTACGAACGAAAGCACGTCAAGCATTGCAAGATTTGCGGAACTAAATTCAAATGCGCGATTGTTGAACGATCCATCTATTGTTCGCAGGCTTGCAGAACCAAGGCTTACAAAATTCGATGTGGGTGGGGGCCAGCTTCCTACGCTCGGTCATGCGAGCAATGCGGAAAGTCATTCACAGCCAAGCGCGTCGATGCACGATTCTGCTCTAGCGCGTGTATGCAGTGCGCCCGTTACAGACGCATCCGTGGATCGCTCGACAAACAATGCTTACAATGTGGAACAAAGTTTACCGCCACGCGAATTGATGTCCAATTCTGTTCTGGCGACTGCAAACGCCGTGCCCGTCACGATGGTCTCCAAAATAAGCGTGCCGCGTCAGCCGGTTTACAACATCGAAGTTGATGATGGGTTTTTACCGGAGTTCTATGCAAACGGAATTTTGGTGCATAATTCTATCGCGCGCATTCCCCTGGTGAAGTTCACTGGCATGACTCCGTCAGGATTAAATGCCTCGTCGGAGGGAGAAATTTCTTGCTATGACGACACCATAAGTGCTTATCAGAACAGGCTTTTTCGGCCTGAGTTGACTCGCGTAGTAAACTTCGAGCAACTGTCGCTATGGGGTGAGATCGACCCACAGATCGGCATCGTGTTTGAGCCGCTGCGCGTGATGACAGAGAAGGAAAAGGGTGAGCAGCAGAAGGCCGAGGCCGAGCGCGATCAGATCTACGTCGACGGTGGTATGCTTTGGCCCGAGGAAGTCCGCAAGCGCATTGCCGACGATCCAGATTTGCCCTACGCCGACCTCGACGTCGAGGATGTCCCGGACCTCAAGGAAGAGGAAGCGGAGGGGCTGGAGCCAGAGGGTGGCCGTCCGAACCCGATCGGAGAGGGTGCAAGCGGCACCAAACCGAAGGATGGCGGCAGCCAAGACTGATGGCACTACTTCGAGAGCCAGATCTCAACGATCCATATCAGCGGCCGTACGGCGCCCCGCGCCCGGCACCGGCCGCGCCGCTCGCTCAAGATGCCGCGCCGCGCCGACGCAAAGGCGAAAAAGTTCTCCCGGCCGTTCATCCAAATATCGGATTGGAGGCAGCATATCGGCGCAGGCTCCGCGCCCTTGTCGACGATATGCACCGCAGTTTTGATTACTGGCTTAAGGCTGCCTATCGCGCCAACGAGCCAGCCATCGCCCAAGACGAGGTGCCGGCCGCCGAGCTTCAAAAGGCGATCGACGAACTCACCAAGCAATGGCGCCGGCGATTCAAGGAAGGATCAATTGACCTAGCCAAGTGGTTTGCCACCAAGGCGTCGCGGCGATCTGACGACGCGCTCCGTGCCATTCTTCGGCGTTCTGGGATTAGCGTCGAGTTTCAAATGAGCCCGGCGATGCGCGATATTCTGCGGGCCACGATCGAGCAGAATGTGGCACTAATTCGCAATCTCCCAGAACAATACCTAACTCAAGTTACCGGCAGCGTAATGCGTAGTGTGACGACTGGCCGCGATCTTGGTTCGTTGGCAAAGGAATTAGAGGATCACTATGGCGTCACGCGGAGACGCGCGGCTCTGATTTCCAGGACACAAAACAGCCTCGCCACATCTGCCATGCAGCACGCCAGGCAAACAGAGGTGGGGATCACCGAGGCAGTGTGGATGCATTCACATGCCGGCAAAACTGTTCGCAAGACCCATTACGCAAATGACGGCAAACGTTACAATGTTGCAGAAGGATGGTTCGATCCTGATCCGAAAGTCAGCCGGAGAATATGGCCTGGGGAGCTTATAAACTGCCGTTGTACCCCACGCCCGATCGTTAAGGGCTTCTCATGAACTGCCAGCTCGACCTCGAAGGCGGCGCGTCGATATGGGCGGTCGCTTCACGAGTCGGGACCAGCGACGACGAACTGGAGCGGATCAAGGACGGGGAAGTATCGGCCGATCGGATCGACGAGATCAAGCTAAGGCTGCGCGCCGCGGCGTTCGTGTTGCACGCGATTATGCCAGAGGGCACGGCCTAATGCGCGTCGAGCTTGGAATGAAGCGGTACGCGAACAAGGAAGACCGCAAGCGTGCGATGATACGCAGGGCGACGGCGATGGCCTCGACAACCCATACGGTCGCCGGCGAGCGGAAGCGGAAGGGCGGCGCTAAGCCCGTGACCTTGCCGAAAATCACGTTTCGTGTTCTATCTGACTGATGCAGCCAGCCCTATCAACCTCGCCGAACGCTGCGATCCCGGCGGCCCTCCGCAAGAAGCCGATCGCAACTGATCCTCCCGTGTCGGAAGCACAGCGGCGCGCGATGTTCGCCGCGGCTGCTGGAAAATCGACGCTTGGCATTCCTAAAAAGGTTGGTGAGGAGTTTGTCGGTAAGGACGAGGATCGCGCCGACAACGTCGATACAAAAACGCTTTACGTCAATCGTCCGCTGACCAACGCCGCCGATGTCATCGCGTGGGCCAAGAAGGCCGGTTTCAAAACAACACTTCCAGCCGCCGATATGCACGTCACTCTCGCGTTCAGCAAGGAGCCGGTCGATTGGTCAGGACTCAACCCTGAGAAGGAAACTGCTACAGTTGATGCTGTTCCCGGCCGCGCGCTAGAGCGCCTCGGTGACAAAGGGGCCATTGTCCTGCGGTTTGTTTCTCCCGCGATGACCGAACGATGGCAGCAATTTCGTGACGTCGGCGCATCATGGGATTTTCCAGGATACAAGCCGCACCTGACAATCACTTACGACGCAGGGAGCATTGATCTTGCTGGCATCAAACCATATGACGGATTGCTAGAGTTTGGTCCCGAGGTATTTGCGGAAGTGGATGATGACTGGGCCGACAAAGTGAAGGCGAAATTAACCGCGACTGACTCGATCCTGGCACTCGCCCTCGACCGCGATACGGTCCGCGAGAAGGACCGCAACGGTCGGCTGACGGTGAAGGTCGCCAACATCAGCAAGGCTACAGTCAACCCGTATCGCGGCAAGGAAATTCCGGACTGGGAATCGCTCGGTCTAGACCCCGACAAAATCTACCAACTGTTGCGCGATCCGGAAGAACTACAGAAAGCCGCGCCGACCTTCAACGGTGTGCAGTTGTTGAGGAAGCACACGCCAGTCGACGCCCAAGATCACAAGCCTTGGGACGTTGTCGGCACCACTGGCACAGACGCGAAGTTCGAGGCGCCGTACCTGACCAACAGCCTCCACGTTTGGTCACAGGAAGCGATTGACGAGATCGAGGGCGGGGACAAAAAAGAGCTTTCGTGTGGCTACCACTACACCCCAGATATGACGCCTGGCACTTACGAAGGTTTGCATTTCGACGGAGTGATGCGCGCGATCTGCGGGAACCACGTCGCCCTCGTAAAAGATGGGCGCGCTGGGCCGGATGTCGTTGTCGGTGACAGCGCCGAAGAAATCCAATGGGCCGCCCTCGAGGGCGCGCTGCTTGGTCTATCCCATCCCTAGTGGCCAAAGGCGTCTGCACGCCCAAGCCCTTGATTATAAAAAATCCGTCTGTTAGCCCAAGTGGAGAGGGACGAATCCTTGACCAACTTGGGTGCCGCGCTTCGTGAAAAATTCAAAACGCCCGGCGATGCACTCAAGGCACTCGGGTTAGACGAATCCTTGATTAAGGCCACCCCGGAGAATCTCATGAGCAAGCCGACCCGATTTGCCGCCAACGCACTGCTTCTCACCGCCGGATACCTCGCCCCGCTACTCGCCAAGGACGCCAAGATCGACCTGATGCCGATCTTCAAGGACGTCACGCGCAAGGATTTCAAATCCAAGTCGATCACTATGGCGCTCGACAGTGCGCTCAAGGGCAAGCTGGCGAAGGACGCCGATATTTCGCATGTCACCGAGATGCTCGATCATCTCGAGCGCGCGAAGGCCGATGAAGGCGCCGATGAGGCCGCCTCCGAGCCGGAGAAAAAGGCGATGGAGAAGGCCGCTTCCGCCGGCGACGCCGAGGAAGACGACGGGGCCTACGACGCGGAACCGTTCAAGGCGTTCTTGAAGGAAAAGGGTGTCAACGATGCGGACATCGCGAAGGCGATGGACATGATGCCGAAGTCGGCAATGGACGCCGAGGAGACCGAGGAAGAGAAAAAGGCGAAGGCGGCCAAGGACGAAGAGATCAAGGCTGCGGCCGACAAGAAGGCCCATGACGCCGCCGAAGAAATCAAAGCGAAGGACGCCGAGATGAAGGACATGGTCAAGAAGCCCGCGATGGACGCGGCAATCGTCCTCGCCGTCAAGTCGGCTCGCGAGGCCGAGCGCGGCATCCGGACCGCCATCGCCCAAGTTCGTCCCTACGTTGGCGAACTGCCCGAGACGATGGCCTTCGACAGCGGGGCGGACGTCAAGCGCCATGCGCTGACCATGCTCGGCGTTGAGAACGCCAAGACGCTGCACGCCGATGCGCTCGATGCGGTGCTTGCGGTTCAACAGAAGGCCGGCGCGCGGCCGGTCGAAGGCGCCCACATCGCGATGGATGCGGCAAGCTCGAAGAGTTTCGCGGATCGCTTCCCCGGAGCGGACCGCATCAGATCAGCCGCCTGATAAACAACTAGGCCAACGGACCAACGAACGATTGCATTGAACAGGAGATAACGATGAGCGGCACCGGAGGCTTCCAGGTACAAGTGGCAAATCAACCAGCACAAGCGGTTGCTGGTGATTTCGCCTCAACCAATCCATACTTCACCTACGACGCAGGCCCTGGCGGTCTAGTCGCGGGTCTTGCCGGCGTTACCATCGGCA